GGAGACTCCAACAATAATGGAGATACTTCTGATAGTGTTACCTTTCCACAAGGAGTTACAATCTTTGGTCGCTGGTCTGCGTTTACATTATCTAGTGGTTCAGTAGTAGCTTACTTAGGCTAGATCATGCTAGGTTTAGCGGCTGGTCTACAGAAGGGTGGTTCTGCTCTTCTAAGTTATGTTACTGATAACTTAAAGTTATACCTCGACTTTAAGAAAGGTAAACACGATACCCTCAAGTTTCCTTGTGAAGGTTCTACTGAATTTGTAGCAAGTAGTAGTCAGTATATTGATTGTGGAAATCCAGAATCTTTA